TGAATTTGAGGGTGGATTAAGAGATAATTTAAAACATACAGGTAAAAATGTAATTCAATTATTACGTGGTGATACTAATTATAAAGGTCTTATACCTTCTAAAAATTTAACTGATGATGCTTATACATTAACTCTTGATTATATGACACGTAATGTATTTAAACCTTTAGTTCTACTTAGGGGTGCTTGGTTTGTAAGAGTGTTTTTAGAAGAAAGTTTACGTATGGCAGCAGCAGGTATAGACAGTATGTTTACACACCCTGCAAATTATATGATATGGGCAAGGTCACATGGTGCTGCAGGAAAAATTAGTAAAAAGTTTTTAGGAGAAAGTGCAGGTGGTGTAGATAGTGGAAAGATTAGAGAAAGTCTTGAATTTGCAGAAGTAACTAATAGTAATTGGTCTGCAGGTGCATTAAAAGGTAGACCTACTAGAAGTAGCAAACGTGGCAGAGATTTTATTGAATTAAAAAGAACAGATGAAAATTATGCTAATGGTGTAGCTTTTGAATTAATACAATTACGTAATGACCCTGTTGCTAGATATTTAGCTGAAAATGGTTTTAACGACACATCAAAAGCATGGTTTAGAAGTGCTGCGGCAAAACCTATTAGAGAAGAATTAGCAAGAATGGGTGGTAAAAAATATCAAGGTTTGTTAACAAACACAGATGATATGGACGCATACCTTGCGTCAGTAGAAGCACGTATAAGAATTAAAACAGGTGAGCAATTAGTAGAAGGTAAAAACTATATTGCAGGTGACAAATACAGTTACAAGTTTGGTACTTATGGTGGTAATCAAGAATTACGTGATGCTATATGGACAGGTAAATTAAATGTACGTGGTAAAACTATAGATTTTATTCCTGATGTTTCTAAAGAATATAGAAAAAAACATTTAACAGATATTGAAAGAGGTATATCTTTTTTAATAGCTGATGGACAAGAATTTGGAATTGTTAAGTATTATAAACCACAAACAGAAGTAACAGGATTTTTAGGTAGAGTTGAAAACACATTAGATAAATGGACCGATATTGCATTTAAACATTTAATGACAAAACCTAATGCATATTTATCTAGGTCTGTTGTATTTAAACAATATAGATGGCAATGGATAAGTGATAACTTTGGAAGTATGTCTGATGATGTACAAAAACAATTTATTAAAGAAGCTAAAGAAGCAAAAATACCTAAAAGAGTTATTGAAGAAATGCAAGGACAACAAGGTATTACTGCTGCACAAAAAATAGATAGTTATGATTTTGCTAATACACAATCAAAAGCATATGGATTATCTGCAACAAAACAATTATTATATGATGCATCTAAAAAACATTTAATATCTGATATAACTAGAAACATATTTCCATTCCCTGAAGTGTGGTTTGAACTTGCACAAACTTGGAGTAAGTTACTTATAGCTAATCCTTATAGAGCAAGACAAGCACAGTTATTTGTAACAGGTGCTAGAGGTTCTAATGCTAATAGTTATGTAGGAGAAGGTTTTTTTGCACCTGACCCTAGTGGTTCAGGCTCAGAAATGTTTGTATATCCAGGTTCAGATTTCTTAACTAAATCTATATTTGGTGAACAATCTGATGTACGTATTGCACCTAAAGGTTTTGTTCAAGGAATAAACTTATTAGGACAAGGATTTATACCTGCACCATTACCTTATGTAGGTGTTATTGCAGATAAATTATTACCAAGATACGGTCTTGGAAACGAAATTCGTGGATTATTATATGGAGAGTTTGGACCTCCAAGAGCTAGAGATATTGTACCTGACCCTGCTTGGTTGCAAAAAGTAGCTGTTGCTGCAGGAGTAGGTGATGAAGCAAAACAGTTACGTGCATCTACAACTATTGATATTTACAAATATGGTAAAGCTGTAGGTAGAGATAAAGCGTTACTAGAACAAGGCAGGTTACAAAAAGATATTGATAGAGGATTAACTGAAGATGAAGCATATCTTGCATATTGTAAGAGAGCTGCAAGTAAATTATATTTATATAGAGGTGTATCACAATTTTTTCTGCCTACAGGTTGGACACCTAGATACTATATAGAGGATAAAAATGGTAAATGGTGGGGTACACAAGTATTAGCAAATGAATATACAAAACTTGTAGATGAAAACGATAACGATAATATAGCTGCATTTAATGAATTTGTTGCTACATATGGTATAGAACACGGTTGGTTAACTGCACCTAAAACACAATCTAAAGTAGGTAGACAATCATTTACTGATAGGGTTATGGAGTTTCAAGCAGAAAATAAAGAGGTACTAGAAGCTGTACCTTTATCTAAATACTATGTATTACCTGATAGTCCATATGATGAAAGAAACTATGCAAATATGTATGATGCATTTAATAAAGGTGATGTAGAAACATTAGACCCTGAACAATTTGCAAGACAAGTTAATGATACTTTGGGTTACTTTAGATATACAGCGTTTAAAGAACAAGTAGAAGCTACAAACGCAACAAGTAAAGAAAAAACTGTATTACTTAGGGTGTATAGAAATTATTTAATAAATGAATTACCAGGATTTCAACGTGACTATGGATTAGTTAATCCTGTAAAAGCAAAAGTAGTTTTAGAAGAAATGCAAAAGAAATGGTTATCAAATGATACAATAATGAGTACAGAAAGTGGTAAAGCATTTGCAGACTTTAATCCTGTATGGGAAGAAGCAAGTAAAATATCTGCTGAATTATCACCTACAGATAATCCTGAATGGTGGTTATCAAGTGCAGATACACAAGCAAAAGCATTAAGACTAGGAGTTGCACAGATTGCAAAGCAAATTATTGCAGAGTATCCTGACTTTAAGTATGTTTGGATTGGTGTATATAGTAGATTATTTAGAGATGACACAGAGGTAATGAGTATATTTAATGGATAAAATTAACGAATTATTGCAAGAAAACTTTGGTATTACAGTAGACCAAATGGATAGTGCTGAGGCTAGACAAGCTCTTGGTAGTTATTATGACAGAATACAAGCAGCTATTATTGCAGAGGACCCAAGTATTGTTGAGTTTGTTATTGAAGAAATAAAAGTACAAACAGCAACTTCAGGTGGTGCAGGACTTGTTGATGAAACTGAAGTGCAAAATATAGTAGATGAAAGTGTTAAAGAAGCATTTGGTCAATTCAATCTTGATGTAAATCAACTTGTTTCTGAACGTGGTTATTACGTACTTGATGAAGAAGGTAATTTAAAACAAATAAAAGTACCTAGTGCATTTCCTGAAGGTTTTGCATCTTTATATAACATAAGTTTACAACCTGAATTAGTTGCAGGACTACAACAAGATTTAATTAGAGCAGGTGTTGTTAAACCTGATTACTTTGATGATGAAGATGAGTTTGGTCAAAAAACTGCTAATGCTTTATCTGTTGTAATGGAATATGCAGATGCAAATATATTTATAGATATAAATGATGAGCAAGGTCAAAAACTAATACAACAATATGGTGATGGTCATTATGGTTTTACACAAAAACAAAGTGACAATGTTATATTTGCTAGAGCTGTACTTGATTTAGCTATAGAAAAACTTGGTGATGATGTACGTTTACAAGAAGAAGCACAAGAAAAACTTGAAGATGAAGCAGCAGTACAAGCTATTGCATCAAGATATACAATACCTACTTACGAGGAGATGGAAGATACTATAGACGAAGTATTTGGACAACTTGTACCTAGAGAAGCTACTGCAAAAGAAAAAGATAGATATTCTACTGCACTAGCAGCAGCAAATTCTACAAGATTTAAACAACTACTTGCATTAGAAAAAGCAGTACGTACTAATAATATATTTAAAGATGCAGATATGACAGTATCTTTAGAAGGTAGAGAACAAGTAGTACCTACACAAGAATTACGTACAGATATATTTCAAATAACAGACCCTGAAGTTACTGTAAGTCAACAAATAAAAGAAGATTTAAAAGGTGAAATGTCTGCTATTGAAAAAGGTAATGCAGCTAGAAGGCAACAAGCAGCATTAATACAAGCTATGATTGGACAGTTGTAATGTCACGTGACCCTAAACAAGACCCTTATTATAATCCTGATTTTTCTGATGAAATAAATGAAGTAACTAATGCTTTTGTTTATGAAAAAAAAGTTGGTAAACAATTTACAGGTGATGCAATTATTGTTAGACCAAAAGGTGATACTTTTGAAGTATTGTTAATTGAACGCAAAAGAGGACCACATCAAGGAGGTCTTGCTTTACCTGGTGGATTTAAAGAAGGTGCAGACAAAGTAGAAGATTTTGTAGCTAGAGAAGCATTAGAAGAAACAGGTCTTACAAATAAAGATATTAAAAAAACAATAGATTTACCTACTAAAACAGACAGATTTGATTGGGATATAAGATTTGCAGATGGCGTAGATGTTAGTGGAAAAATATTTATTGTTGATGAAAGTTTTATTCCTATCGCAGGTGATGATGCTGTATCTGCAAAATTTGTATCAATAGATGATATTGCATCAGGTAAAGTAGATGTTGCATTTTTACATAGTGAATGGATATACGATACTGCTGTTGAATTAAATTCTTCTTTAGCACCTGAATTGCAAAAAATAGTTGACAAAGATAGAACACGTAATATTAATTTTATGCAAGAAATAAATAAAAAACGTGCAATAGATAACCAACCTTTAATGAATGTAGATGCAACACCAGAAATATCAGGAAGTTTAGACAATATATCAAAACAAATTATGGCAAATGAAGCAGGTATAAAAACTTTTGACCAATTAATAAATGAATTTGAAGGAGAATTTTTAAAAGGTTTATCTCCTGAAGATGCAGAAAGTTTTGCTAATTGGTATCTTGATAGTGGTTTTGATAAAGAAGGTAAAGCTAGAGCATGGTTAAACGAAAATACAGATAGATTATCTGACCCAAGAATGGTAGATGATGATACATCTTTTTCTATGGAACAACAAGGTTTTGATGAAGTTGCAGAAACAAATAAAGCATTTGAATTAGAGCAACAACAAATTGATGCAATAGATAATATACCTGATGACATTGTTATAGATACACCTAACGCACCATTAAAAGGTAATCAATTAAAACAAATATTAAAAAACAGATTAAAAAAACTTGCTATTGGTGGTTTAAATTATTTAGATATGTATGAACTAGGTTTAATTGGATATGCTGTAGCAGAACCTGCTGCACAAAAATTATTAGAACCAATAATGCCATACATTATACCTGGATATAAAACACCTAAAAATAATGAAAGTTACAAAGACCAAGTAATAGCTAATTTACAAGAAACAGCTAAAATATCCCCAACTGCAAAGTTAGTTGAAAACATGCCTGAAAAAACAGAGTATGAAAAACTTGACAATTTAGGATATGGTTGGCTAGGAAAGATGTTAGATAGATGAGTGAAATAACTTACGGACCTAAAGGTACACAGATAATAGTAGTTGAAGGTGCTAAACAAGACGAAGAAGGTAATTTAGTAGAAGGCAGTAGAGTAGACGCTGTATATTATCTAGGGTATGAAGATGCTAATGGTACTTTCTTTTTGTGGAATGTACCTGCTAATGAAATATCAAATGTAACAGATATAGAAGAAGGACTACAAAGAGGTGCGTTAAAACAAGAAGTACTAACTACATTACCTAATACAAAGGTATCTTTAACACAATTTAACAATTTAAGTATTGGTGGACAGATAGTATCAGCAGGTAGCTATACAGAACTTAGAACAGATATAGAAGATATAACTCCTGTGCAATCATTTATTGAAGATATGAACACGATTGCAGATGAATTATATTGGTGGAAAGATAGTGACTATGTAAATATAGTGCAAGAAAATTTTGCTGAAACAGGAAGTTATGAATTAAATCCTGCACAAATGGCAGAGTTTTTAACTAAATATAATCTTAGTAAAGAAGAATATAACGGTGCTATAGAAAGAGCTACTAATCCTATTGGCTATAAAGATAAAAAAGCTCAATACTATGACACAATTAAATCTGATGCACAAAGATTAGGTGGTGTAATATCTGATGCAGGAGCTATGTATCTTGCAGAAAAATGGGCTAGTGGTAAATATACATCAACTAAAGTAGCACAACAGTTAAATGCAGCATTAGATGATTATTCACCATTTACTTTAGATAGTGCATTTTCATCAGCACTTGGTGATACTACAAAAGTATCTACTAATGAAACAAAAGTACAACAGTTGTTAGATACTTATGTACCAAAACATTTACATACACAATTTGATATTGCAGAAGAAGCAGGTAATTTACGTAATAAAGGTGGCTATGAAACTAAATTAATTGAAAAAATGAAAGATACACGTATGACACAATATGGTATGTATGACCGTGATATATCTTGGCAAAATATTGTAAATACATATGTATCACAAGCATCTAACATTTGGGGTGTACAAGCATCAGAAGATGACCCTGCAATACTTGACGCTGTAAGAGCTAACAATCAAACAGAAGCTATACAGAAATTTAGACAAATAGGTTTAGACAGAGGTTATCAAGCTACAGTAAATAGTTTTGCTAGTGATATGGCAGATGCTTTTGGTACAGGTGTAGTTAAATCAGCAGGATATTTGGAGGGTTAATGAAATATAATAAGTTAGGACAACCAGGACCTGAAGGAGAAATTAATCCTAATGCACCTGAAGCAGGTCCATATACATATGATTTTGGACCTGGAACACCAAATCCTAATGGTGTTGTAAATCCAGGCATGGAGCCTTCTACAGGTGGTGGACCTAGCACAACTGTAACTAATGAAGCAGCTATGGCTATTGCTAGAAGTTTATTTAGTTTTTTTCCTGAAGCTGTATTAAAAGAATATGCAAAATCTTGGGTTAAATATGCAGACCCACAATTAGCTATAGCTGAAGTAAGAACTACAAGTGCTTGGGAAAATGAGTTTGGTTATCTTCAAAGAGATGATGGTACATTAATAATGTCTGAAGGTGAAGCATTAAGTACACAAGCTAGTTATAGAGAAACTTTACAAGAAGTTGGTATTACAGATACAGAACAATTTAATCAAAAATTTAAAGATTTAGTTAGTGGAGAAGTTTCTGCTGCAGAGTTTCAACAAAGAGTTGACCTTGTTTATAACCAAGTTATAGACCAAATACCTGAAGTAGAAAGATTATATAGAGAAAGATATGGTTTAGATATAGATGCACCTACAGTATTTGGTGCATTAATTGACCCTGATATATCAGATAAAGTATTAAAAGGGGATATACAAACACTACAACTACAAGCACAAGCAAGTATTAGAGGATTTACACAAGGATTTGCTAGGTTTGAAGAACTTAGGAAAGCAGGTCTTACAGTAGAAAGAGCAGCACAGTTGTATGAAGCAGCTCAACCAACAATGGAACTTGCTGAAGGAATAGGTAGAGAATTAGATATTAGTACACTAGAAGAAGCAGCATTGGGTGATGTATCTGCACAACAAAGAGTGCAAAGAGTACAAGCTCAAATACAATCTGAATATGGTGGTTTAGATATTGGTGCTGCTAGAACAAGAACAGGCGAAATAGTTGGACTTGTAGAAGAATAGTGTATACTATATGTAGAAGTGTTGCGTGGTCCACTAAATGACCTGCAAATCGGATTTCATTCCTACGTTGAAATCTTGTACTTAAAACCGTAGAGTAAAGGACTTTAGTTAGAGCTACAGTATCTAAAGTCAAGTGTGGTCTGTAGCCTCACGATAAGCGTCCACAGGGCTTATCTGCAAGAGTGATACTGTGAGGAGGTACGAAATGACAGAAGAACAATATGATGCTACTGAAGAAAGTTCAGGAGCCAAGCAGATGCGTGAAACCATCAAAAGAAAAGATGATGCTATCGCTGATTTAGAAGCTAAGTTAGCTTCCTATCAGGAAAAAGAAATGGATAGTACTGTCAAGAATATTGGCTTGGACCCTACAACAGGATTTGGTAAAGCATTAAAGCAAGTGTATAAAGGTGAAGTTAATAACGAAGCACTTTTAGAGTTTGCAAAGCAAGAGTATGGCTATGAAGCTGAGGGTGTTGCTGCACAGGAAACACCACAACCTGCACAGGAAACTGCAGTTCAAAGTGATGCTAGAGCTAGAGTAGAAGCACTTGAAAGTAGTTCTCAATCAGTTGTACCACAAGATGCATCTGAGTTGCTACAAAAAGTTACTGAAGCTGGTAACGCAAAAGACAGCATCAGAACTAAATTAAATTTGATGGACGCTCAGAAGCAAAACTAATTTAAGTATAAGTAATAAGATATAATGTAGGAGGTTTATATTATGGCAGCTATAGGCTCACCAACGCCCATAATCGCAGCAAATATTAACAACTTTACAGGTGAACTTTTTAAAGTTACACCTCATAGAACTCCCCTACTTTCAGCATCTGGAGGATTAACAGGCGGAAAGGCTATTAATAGTACTTACTTCCAATTCCAAACAGTTGATAATGCTGTTGTATCTTCAGTTACACCTGGTTCAGAAGGTGGAGCGCCAAACTTTAATGGTCGTTCACGTTCTGCAGTTCAAGGTGTGCTTGAGATATTCCACGAAGCAGTACAAATAACATTTACTGCTCAAGCAGCTTATGGGGAAATTGTGCCATTTGATTTGGCATCAAGCTATAAAAACAGTATTGACAAACTATCAT